TACCGGGCGCAGAAGTCGCGAAAGTAGCGGCAGAAGATTCCAAAGCATCAACAGATGTAGAGGATGCAACACCACAACCAACCACAGAAGGAGAACAAGTGTCAGACACTACCGTTCCAGAAGTTGCTCCTGCCGCAGAAACGGTAGAGGCTGCAAAGGTTGAAGTTAAGGCTGCAACAGCACCTTACATTTCAACAACTGTTCGTAACCCAATCGTGGATAAGGCTTCTTATCTCGAGCATTCAGTTCGCGCCTCACTAGGTAGCGAAACATCAAAGATGTATGTTGCAGCAGCAGCAGACACAACAGACAACGCTGGACTCGTTCCAACTCGTCAACTAACAGAGGTCATCAACGGCATCTCAAACGCAGATCGCCCAATCATTGACTCAATCTCTCGCGGCGCTCTACCTGATGCAGGTATGACTTTCGAGATCCCAAAGATCACAGTTGCTCCAACGGTTGCAGTTGCATCTGAAGGTGGAACACCATCAAACACAGACATGAACAGCGCGTTCATTTCAGTTCCAGTACAGAAGTTCATTGGCCAGCAAGTATTCAGCCTTGAAATTTTGGATCGCAGCTCACCAGCGTTCTTCGCTGAACTCGTTCGTCAGATGGAGTTTGCTTACGCAAAGGCTACTGATGTTGCAGTTGGAACGGCGCTAATCAACGGCGGAACTGATGGCGGAAACCGCGCAGCATTTACAACAGGCGCTCTCGTAGCAGACTTCGTTTCAGATGCGGCAGTTTCTATCTACAAGGGAACTCTAGGGTTCGCTCAGAACATCATCGTGTCTCCAGAACAATGGGGCGCATTCATGGGCTTGGTCGATTCTTCAAACCGCCCAATCTTCCAACAGACAATCAACCCACAGAACGCTGGCGGCACACTAACTGCAACAGCAATCCGCGGAAACCTACTCGGACTAAACCTCCGCGTTTCAACTGCTCTAACAGATGGCTCAGGTCTTGGCGATAACACAGCAATCATCGTTAACCCAGATGCTTACACATGGTACGAATCACCACGCCTACAACTTTCAACAAACGTGATCTCAACAGGTCAGGTTCAAGTTGCTTACTACGGCTATGGTGCAGTTGCTACTAAGTTAGGTGCAGGCGCTTACCGTTTCATGGTTGCGTAATTAACTAACTAATCATGGGGGGGCTGCTGCTCCCGGTGGCTCCCCCAGCCGTTTAATAGAGAGGATGTAGAGATGGCTTCAATCGTTACAGTTGCAGAACTAAGGTCTATCCTTGGCGTTTCTACATCCCTTTATTCGGACGCATATTTAACCGATGTGATAGATACGGCTGAATCGGTAATTTTGCCGATGCTAGTCAAGTTCGCATCGCCAATCGATAATGTAATGCTCGAAGATAATGTTGCTACTTATCAAACACTAGGGCAGAACCTTTTTACAACGGGTCAGAGTGTAATCATCACAGGATGCGGCTCCCCATTTAACGGAACTTTTACAATTTTAGATTCATACGATGATCTCTTTACTGTCGCGATAACTAACGCAGACATTGCGAAAAAAAATGTAATTCCTTCTGGAACTGCAACCCTTTCAGGCGCAGCCACTTATGTGGGAGTAAGCGCCGTAGAATCAGCAGTTCTCGCAGTTTCAGTTGAAGTATTCCAATCTCGCATCGCTCCAGGCGGCCAGATCGAAGGAATCGACTTTACTAATGTCTCGCCTTATCGTTTAGGCCGCAGCCTTTTCAACCGCGTATCAGGACTTCTAGGGGCGTACATCGACACCGATTCAATGGTGCAATAAATGCCAGCCTCAACAATTTTGGACACAGTTCGTCAACCTTTAGCAACAGCCTTCGCCAATGTCGCAGGTAATGTCTACGCCTATGTTCCAGAAGCGCCCATGGTGCCTTTCGTAGTGTGCGTTCCAGATTCGCCGTATCTCGAATTGGAAACAATCGGCAAGACCACACTCCACACTAAAATTAATTTGGTTATCTCGGTCGCAGTTGCCTATAACAGCAACCCGGCATCGCTCGACAACCTCGAGCAGCTAGTCATAAGTGTTCTGAAGGTGATCCCAGCAGGGTACACAATCGGAGCGGTTGAAAAACCAACGGTAACTCAAGTCGGGCCTTCTAATGTGTTGGTCGCAGATATCCGAGTTTCTACCTACTACACACAAACAAACTAAGGATAAATAATGGCAACCACAGTAATCACAGGTCGCGATATTTCTCTATCTTTCACAGGTGGAACAGATATCGAGGCTCAAGCACTTTCAGCAGTTCTGACCAAGACAAACCTTCGCGAGACATATCAGACTCTCGATGGCGAGGCTTACAAGACTACAAATGTTGAGGCTTCATTCGCTCTTTCAATGCTCGCTGATTGGGGCAAGACTTCTTCAGTATGCGAGGCTCTATGGGCTGCTGCTGAGGCTCCAGATACAACAATCTCAGTAACTCTTACTGCTGCAACTGGCGCTCAATTCGTGTTCCCAATTCTTCCTGAATATCCAACAGCAGGCGGCGCTGGAACAGATGCCCAGACAGTAGACTTTACATTCAAGGTAGCAAACGGAGCGGTTACAGAAACCTTCTCCTAAACAATAGAAACGGGAGCAAACAATGCAACAGCAAATAACAATTAAATATGTTGATGGATCGGAAACCACTTACCTGGTTCGCCCACCTGATTACGCCAAGTGGGAGATGACAACTAAAAAGGTTATCTCCCAGTTTGGTGGCATGTGGGACATCCTCTATGTAACGCACTCAGCAATGAAGCGCGAAGCAGGCGGCAAGCCAACCAAGACACTCGATGTCTGGATGGAATCGGTCGCAGATGTTGAAGTAGGTGAAGGAAACCCAAAAGTCATCCAAGAGGAAGCGTAAGCCGACTCTTGATAGAACTGGCAATAGCCACTCAGATCCCTATGGATCATTGGCGAAGTGCCGAGGATATTCTTACAGCGATAGAAGTATTGGAGCAGCGGAATGGCAAGTGAACTAGTAGCACTTGACCAGACAGAACTACGCCAAGTATTCAAAGCCTTAAAGAATATGGGTGAAGAAGCAAACGAAGAGGCCAAGCGCCAATCAGGCGCTCTGGCCGAATTCGCCCGGGCTGAAGTTATTCAAACTGCTAGCAGGGGTAATAACACTAAGGTCTCAGGGCGCATTGCTCAGGGTTCTAGGGTTAAGAAGTCAAGTCGTATCGGTGAGATTACTTATGGTTTCGCTTCTCAGAAGTTCTCAGGTGGCGCAACCACTAGAGATATCTGGGGTGGTACTGAATTCGGATCCAACAAATATAGACAGTTCCCTGTCTGGTCAGGCCGCGAAGGTCGAGGCTCTAAGGGCTGGTTTATCTATCCAACGCTTAGAAAGATTCAACCACAGATCGTTGCTAGATGGACAGAATCATTTACTAAGATTTTGAAGGAGTGGGGCTAATGGCAACAGGTACAAGGGCGTTAACGCTCAAGCTTCTTGCTGATGTCGATAACTTCACTAAGAACCTTGACAAAGCAGATAAAGATGTTGCCACCTTCGGCGATAAAGTTTCAGACTTCGGCAAGAAGGCTGGATTAGCGTTCGCAGCAGCAGGCGCAGCAGCCGTTGCTTATGCAGGCAAGTTAGCCATCGATGGCGTTAAATCAGCGATTGAAGATGCCGCCGCTCAACAAAAGTTAGCCCTTACTCTTAAGAATGTAACTGGCGCAACTGAGAATCAAATTGCTGCTACAGAAGATTACATTACAGCGACTTCTCTAGCCTTCGGAATTACAGATGATGATCTTCGCCCATCGTTAGAAAGATTGTCCAGAGCAACTGGAGATCTCGAAAAGGCTCAGAAGTTACAGGCAGTTGCGATCGATGTCGCTGCTGGTAGTGGCAAATCGCTTGAGGCAGTTACCAACGCAATGGCTCGCGCAGCCGAGGGTAATACTGCCGCTCTTGGCAGATTAGGTATCGGACTTTCAGCCGCTCAACTTAAGACGATGAGCATGGATCAAATCACCGCTCAACTTGCAGACACTTTTGAGAACCAAGCATCGGCTAAAGCAGATACATTTCAAGGCAAATTAACACGCCTACAGATCGCCTTCGATGAAGGTAAAGAAACCGTCGGGTCATATATTTTGACGGCTATAACCCCAATGGTTGAAATCATCGTTAACAAAGTTATTCCAGCCATTTCTAATTTTACTAACAACCTTGGTGAGAAGTTGCGCCCGGTAATGGAATTCTTGACTCCGATTACCAATGGGCTTCGATCAGCATTTAACTCAGTTAAGAACTCATTAAACGATAACAGCGAAGAATTAAAGCCCCTACTTATTCTATTTAAGGGACTTGCTGAATTTTCTCGCGATGTCCTAGCCCCAATCCTAGGCAAGACTTTAGGCAAAGCATTTGAAATCGTAGGAGCTGCAATAGCCGCTCTGATTTCTGGCGTAGCCAAAGTAGTTAACTTCTTCGATGATCTTTACAACAAAATCAAGCGAGTAATTGAAATATCTAAGCAAATCGGATCGGCTCTTAATCCCTTTAGTAACGCCTCATTCGAAACTGGAGCATCTTCTCCAACCGTTGCAATGGCTGCGCCAGCAATGCCTAATGAACCAATCGCGGCTTATCGTTATGTCGGCAGCCAAGGCACAACCAATATCACCGTCAATGGCGCAATCGATAGCGAATCAACGGCTCGCCAGATAGTCAGCATTCTCAATGATTCCTCAGCTCGAGGAACCTTAGGAAGCGCGGCATTCTTTTAATGACCGCTTACACACCAGCCTATAAGGTTCTAATCAATGGCCTTGAAGCAACAGATGTAACCATTGCTAATCTAGTCGTTACTTCAGGCCGTACTGATATTAATAGTCAGCCAGTTGCAGGCTATTGCCAGTTACAGTTAATAAACTTTAATAACTCAAGTTATGACTTTACGGTAGGCACCGGGCTAGCGGTAGAAGTAACTAATTCGGTCGGTGCTTATATTTCAATTTTCGGCGGCTATATCTCCGATTTCACTATTGGAGTGAATCGCGCAGGAGATCTTGGTTATACAACCGTTGCCACCATTACAGCCTTAGGAGCATTATCTAAACTGCCCCGAATTATCGATCCGGGAGTTCTAAGCGCAGACTTCGATGGCAATCAGATTTACACACTTCTCTCAGGATATCTCTTAGGCCAATGGAATGAAGTTCCAGCGGCTCAAACCTGGGCAACTTATAACCCTACTGAGACTTGGACTAATGCCGTTAACATCGGCTTAGGTGAAATCGATCAACCAGGCGATTATGAACTAATAAGCAGATCATCAGAAAATACAGATCTTTACTCATTATGCGCAGCCATTGCTAATTCGGCTTTTGGAGTTATCTACGAGGATTCAAATGGCAATATCGGGTATGCCGACCAGACACACCGCCAGGACTATTTAACGGCTAACGGCTATACAATTTTGGATGCTAACCACGCCAATGGGTTAGGCTTATCGGCTACTACTCGCGCAGGAGATCTTCGCAATAGTTTTACTATCAATTATGATAATAATGCTACTAAGACTTACACCGCTACTGATCCACAAAGCCAAAGTCTTTATGGAGTTTATGCAGAAGAATATACATCTCGAATTAAAAAAACTGTCGACGCTGAAGCCTTAGCCGATCGTTATATAGCCCTGCGATCTAGCCCTTATCCAAAGTTCCAAAGCATTACTTTCGTTCTAGGCAATCCTGAGATTGATGATGCCGATCGAGATGCTCTTATTAACATCTTCCTAGGTCAGCCAGTATGGATCCAAAACTTGCCCGGCAATATCACCGATGGCTCATTTCAGGGCTATATCGAAGGCTGGACATTCCGGGCAAGCCTAAACAACCTCAGCGTTACTTTTAACGCTTCTCCAATAAACTTCTCCCAAGTTACGGTAAAATGGGAGCAGGTAAATGCAGCAGAGACTTGGAATACCCTAAGTCCAACCCTTACATGGATTAACGCGATAGGAGTCGTAGCCTAATGGCAACAACAACAACCAACTTCGGCTGGGATATCCCCCAATCGACAGATCTAGTCAAGGATGGCGCTACTGCCATTGCTGCGCTTGGTCAAGATATAGATACCGCCATGGTCGACCTAAAAGGCGGCACAACTGGTCAGGTGCTAGCAAAAGCGTCTGGAACAGATTTGGACTTCAGCTGGATAGCGCAAGATGATTTAACTTTGGCAATTAACGCTCAAACAGGTACTACTTACACCCTTGTGGCAGCAGATGCAATTAATGCCTTAGTTCAACTAAATAACGCTTCAGCGATTACTGTTACCTGCCCTCCTTCGGTTTTCTCTATTGGCGATCAGATTAACGTTTATCAACGTGGAGCAGGTCAAGTAACATTTAGCCAAGGTTCTGGCGTTACTATTCGATCAACTGGAGCCACATCAACCGCGCCAAAACTCCGCGCTCAATATTCAGCAGCCACAGTAATCTGTATTGGTGTTTCGGAATTCTTGATCTTGGGCGATCTATCATAATGTCTCCAATTTTAGGAATTGTTGCTTCTCAAAACTACCCAAGAGTAATTGCGGTTGATTTTCTTGTAATTGCAGGCGGCGGCGGAGGTGGCAATACTTACGGCGGAGGCGGTGGCGCAGGAGGTTATAGAACTTCTGCTGGCACTTCTGGCGGTGGTGCAAGCGCAGAGTCCACTCTTAGTGTTGCTCCTGGTACTAATTACACGGTAACTGTTGGTGCAGGTGGCAGCGCAGCAAGCAACGGTAATAACTCAGTTTTTTCTACTATTACTTCAACAGCAGGTGGTGCAGGGGGAACTTTTGCAACCACTAGCGGAAGCGCTGGAGGTTCTGGCGGCGGCGCTTATGGTGCAAGAACAGGTGGAAACGGTACGGCTAACCAAGGTTACAACGGTGGCAACGGTTCAACAGACGGATTTTCATACGGAGATGCAGGCGGCGGCGGTGGTGCTGGTCAAGTAGGCGCTGCTGGTAGCGGAAGTCAAAGCAATCCTATTGGTGGCGCTGGTGGCAACGGAGTTGCATCTTCAATTACTGGAACATCAGTAACCCGTGGAGGCGGCGGCGGTGGTGGTACTAACACAGGTTCTAATAA